TCGAGCGTGAGGCCGCGGTAGCCGAGCAGTTCGTGCAGGGGCTTGGTGCCATCGAGCGGGGCGGTGCCCCAGCCGGGTGCGGGGCCGAAGGCGAGGAACTGCGCGGGGCTCCACGTCAGTGCGCCGCCTGCGGTGGACACGTGGCCCACGGTGTTGCCGTGCCAGTCGTTCACGATCCCGCGCGTGACGCCATCGCTGCCGATGACCGCTTCCAAGCCGCCGAGACCCTGCAACCCGCCGTAGCTCGCGCTCAAGTCCGGCCCATACACCTTCCACGCCTGCGCGCCATTGATGGCAAGGCCAAGTTCCAAAAACTCCACCTCGGGGTCGAACACGGAGCTGGTCGTGACCGCCGCCCCGCCGCTGGGCGTGAAGGTCGTGCGGATGCGCCGGTTCAGTCCGTCGTAGAGCGCCGTCCAGGTAAAGGGCGCGACGCCCGTCTGCACCACTTTCACCAAGCGCCCGCGCCCGTCCCAAGTGAGCGTCTGCGCCTTGCCGAGGCTCCACGTCCGCGTGGCGACATTGCCCATCTCGTCGTAAGTATTGTTCACCGTCTCCGCGCGCGGCGCGACGTAGAAGAAGCTATTGGCCGGAGCCGCCACCCACCCACTCGGATGCATCGCCGTGGCCGTGAGGAAGTGATAGCCCGGCGCGAGCAGCGGCGACGCGCTCCACAGTCCCTGCGCATCCTGCCAGCCGGGAAAAGTGACGCCGCTCGACGACGACGCCCGCCCATCGAGCGAAAGCGCCACGCTTTTCGCCCCCGGCGCCGCCCCGCCCAGCGCCACCGCTCGCGGCTGGCTGCCGCCCACATTTTCGCTCGTCACCCGCGCAAACGTCGCCACGCTTGGCACCTGATGCACCGCGATGCCATCGCTATTGCGCTGCACCTTGCTCCGCACCCCGACGCCGCCCGTCGCGCCGAACGTCCCGCTGCCATCGTAGAAAAACTGCTCCGAATCCTCGCCGTAACCAGCAATGGGATTGAAGTCCTCGTAAATGAGCCGCCCGCTGTTGTCGTAGAGGTAATCGCGGTTCTCATTCCAAGCCCCCGCGCCCGCCCGCGTGGCAACCACGCCCTGCACTTTGTCCAGCGCGTTCCACGCAGGCACCGTTTCCTTCAGCGCCAGCACCCCGCCCACAGTCGTCCGCAGGTCGGTGATCCGCCCAAGGCTGTCCCGCGACTGCACCGCAACGCTGCGAAAGGGACTCGTGCGCGCGGTGAGCAGGCCGTTGTCCGTATAGCTCGCCGCATAGGTGCTGCCGGCCACCGTGACCGAAGTCATTTGGCCTGCGGCGTTGTGGACGAACACCGGCTGGAAGCCGGTGCCACTATTCAGCCCGCTGCGCCGCCCCGCAGCATTCCAGCTTTGCGTGATCGCGGACTGCGCCACGCCGCCGACGCTCACCGTCTCGCTGCCGATGGCCCCGTAACCGTCGAAACTCCGCGCCACCGTCGTCGCCCCGTTCAGCCCCGTCTCGGCGATGCTCGTGAGCAGGTCGCGCTCGTTGTAACCGAGCGTCCGGCTCAGCGCGTCCTCCGCATCCGGCCCGGTGCTCGCCTGCCCCGCCACGCGCAACGCCCCGTCGTAAGTCGTCGTCGTCACGATGCCGCGCGCATCGGTGGCCGTATTCAGCAGCCCCGCCCACTGGTGCCCCGCCGGGTGATAGGCAAAGTTCACCAGCCGCGTGGTGCTGCCGCCTTGCACGAGCTTGCTCTGCGTCTGCCGGCCTGCGGTGTCGAACAGCGCCTGCTCGCTGAGGCCGCCGGGCATATTGCGCTGGAGGGTGTTGCCCGCCGCATCCGGCACATAGTTCACGACCACGCCGCCGGGCCTCACCTCCTGCGTCACATCCCCGCGCCAGTTGCGCGCGTAGAACGTCTGCCGCAGTGCGCGGTCGAAGTGACTCGTGAGCAGCCCGCCGCTGTCGTAAAAGGAATACTCCGCAGTCCCATCCGCTTTCTTCACCAGCACGGGATTGCCGAAGGTATCCGTCCACGTCTGCGTGACGATGGCCCCCGCGCCCGTGCCCTCCGTCACCGTCGTTTTGTGGTGGTCGGTGGAGTAGGCATACGTGGACTTGCGCACCACGGCGTTGCCTGCATCGCGCACTTCCACGCTTTCCACGCGGCCCAGCGCGTCGCGCAGGGTGATGGTCGTTTCATTCAGCCCATTCGTCACGCGCTGCTCGCGCCCCGCGCCGTCCGGATAAGTGTAAGTGGTGGTCTGCTGCGCGCTCGTGGCCGTCGCCGCCGGGCCAGTCACGGTCTTTGGCCGGTCCAGGTCGTCGTAAGTGCGGGTGAAGGTGAAGCCGTCCGCCGTTTCCGAAATACAGTTGCCGCGCCGGTCATGCGCTTTCACCTGCGTCTTGAGCACGGTGCCACCGCTTGTTTTCAGCACGCGCGTGATGGTGCGATTCAGGTCGTCATACGTCGTCTCCCAATAGCTGCCATTGCGGAGGATTTCCCGATAGATGCGGCCATCGGGATAGTAGCGCCATTCCTCCACCGAGCCATCCGCGTTCGTGCGCCGCCGGAGCTGGCCGCGAGCATTGTAGAGCATCGTCGTCTGCCCGCCGAGCACTCCGGTGTGCGTGGCCACTTCGCCGCCCGGCTCGTAGGTGAACGACTCACTCGCCTTGAGCACGCCGCCCGCGCCGAAGTAACCCTCGTAAAAACTGCGCCCGGTTAGCCGCCCGATGCCGTCGTAGGCCATCGTCACCGAATGACGGCGCGGCGAGCGGGTTTCGATGAGGTTGTTGAACTTGTCGTATTTGAAAAACGTCGTGCTCACCATCGCGTCGCCCACGCCCGCCTCGACACCAGTGCCATCGCCCTTGGCCTGCGAACGCCAGCGCATTTCCTCCGTGCGCCGACCATGCGCATCGTAGCGATGCCACACGTAATCCTCCGGCCCAGAACGCGGCCCATCGCTCCATTCCACTTCGCCGTTGCGGTTGTAATAGACGTAATCCCATGAGACGAGCGTCCGCGCTGAATCTCGACGCTCGGCGGCGGTGCGGCGGCCCATCGCGTCGTAAGTGTAGCGCCACTTGCGGCCCAGCGAGTCGGTTTCCTCGATGAGTTCGCCGCGCCCGTTGTGCAGGAGCGTGGTGACGACATTGGGGTCGCCCGTGCCGCTGAGTTGCGTGCGCTGCGTCGCGTAACCGCGCTGGTCGTGCAGCCAGTCGGTGCGCGCTTCATCCGGCGAATCCGCCGCGACGCGCTCGCTTTGCAACAGCCCAAAGGCGGAAGGCGTGCCCGTCTTGGCGTAGAAAGTCCGCACGACCTTCGACACGAGCTGCGCCTGAGCGTGTTTCTCGATCCGCGTGGCGAGGTAGGGATAGCTCGCGTTTTCGTAAAACCACTTCGTCTGCACGCCGGAGGGGTCGGTCTGCGTCAGCGGAAGGTCGAGGGCGTTGCATGTCCACGTCGTCACCGCCTTCTCACCCGCTGAGGCGACACCATCGCCATCGAGGTCGGCGGGGTTTGCTGTGGTGCCCACGGATTTTTCGATCAGATTCCCGCGGGCGTCGTATTTGAAGAAAGTAACCACGCCACGCCGGTCGGTGATTTGCTTTAGGCTGCGCGGATAGGCTCCATTGCTGCCCGGTGTCACATTCGCCGGATACCACTCCCGGACTTCCGCCGTCGTCTCGGGATCGTCCTCGCTCGTCACGAGGCTGTCCGTATAGGCAAACACCGTGGGGCGATTGTAGGCATCCTGCACCGTGGTCGTCCCCGTCCAGGTCTTCGTCGTGGCATTCTGGCTATTGGCGTAGGTGAAGGTAGCATTGGTCACTGGCGCGGTGGTCGTGCTGTCCACCACGGCCTTCTGCTCGATCACCCGGCGTTGGGCATCATACAGGTTCACCAGGATGCGCCCGTCCGGCTTGGTTTCCTGCGTCAACAGATGCTTGGAAGTCAGCACGCTCTCGCCGCCGGCGGTGGAAGTTTCCTGCTCGTATTCGTAGGCGTGAACCGCTCCGTCCGGCAGCGTCACCGTCCTCAAATCGCCCTGCGAATCGTAGGTGTATTTCACGCGGCGGCCATCGCCCGTCCACGCCTCGACGATGTGACCAAACACGTCATAATCGAAGCCCACGAAATTGCCGCTGTTCGCCGCGATTTGCTTCAGCTGCCCGTAACGGAAATCCGTCGAGGTGCCGTAGAAGGTGAAAGTCAGCGTGTTGCCGTGCGCGTCTTTCCAAGTATCGAGGTAGGGACGGCTGCGGGTGATCGTGTCCACTTGGAAAGACCGAACCTTGAATCGCCGCGTGTGCCCGTGCGGGCCAGTCAGCGTGTAAATGGTGTCCGCGCCCTCAGTGGATTTGATGAGGCGGTTATTCATCGCATTGCCCGTAGAGCCAGCGCCGCCGTCATGCACATTCCGCAGCGAAGGATTGTCGTCGGTCTTGGGCGTGTAGAGGTTCGGATTCCCGGCATCCTGCCGGTAGGCGATCACGGAGCCGTCCATTTCCGCGCCGTAAATCAGCCCATTGTCGCCCACCACGAGGTAGGGGAAATAAGCGAGCTTCCAACCGTGGCCGAATTCATTGTCCGAAAGTGCCTGGCTGGAATAATTGCGCCGGATGGAAAGCGGCATCGGCCCCGGCAGCGTCAGATCCACCGCATCAACGTGGAATTCGCCGGTGATGACGCTCACCGGGTCAGCCACGGCTCCAACAACCGATCCCAATGTATCCAAAACACCCCATCCAGCATACGACGAAGTGGAACCCGTGGAGCCGCGCGATACTGTCTGTGAATAGTAAGTGCCTGTGCCACCGGTGGGCAGGCCGTAGAGCGCGGCGTTGTTATTCCACGTCAACGATTGGTAGCTCGTCGGGGTGTAGAATAGGCTGTTCAGCCCCGTAATCGTATCGAGCGAGCGAAAGATATTCGTGCTGGACGGGGCTAGGAAAGGATTCGATGCGCTCGCCGGAGCGCGATACCCAATGCTGTAGTCGTTCGCTGTGCTTAAAAGCGTGATGCGTGGTAACTGCGGCGCGCTGTAAATCGGCGCGTAAAGTAACGATCCGGCACCGCCATTGCTCAGGTTCATGTTCCCGCTGATCAGCGCTGAATAGAGATCATTGGCGAAGACCATTGCGCCCATGCCAGTGTAGGACGCACTCGCGCTGGCCACCGGCCCCGGCGTGATGAAGACTTCCGCCAAATCACCGGCCGCTCCATTGAAGGTATCGGTGATCGCCTGCCACATTTTCGTATCCCAATCCTTGAGTTTCTTTTTGTTCTGCGGCGTCGGCGTGCCCGTGCCGAATTGATACTCCACCTCGCCGGAAGCCACATAGTTAGCCTTCGTCAGCCGCAAAACGCCTGCCGCCTTCCGGTGCAGCAGCTTGATCGTCGAAATCGCCGCCGATTCCCGGTAGTAGTCATTGATGATCCCATGCTCCTGCGCGGAAATTTCCGCGATGAGCAGGTGCCAGAAATCGCGCGTAGACTCGGTGAATGGCACCCCTGAATCGGGATGCACGGTGCCATTCGCCGCGTAGGCCGCATTGAGGAAAAACATATCCACCGTGGCCATCTGCGGGATGATGTCGCCATCGTTCGGGAAGCCGAGCGTTGCAGGGCTGCTCGCCGCCAGTTCCGGGCTGCGATACGGAGCCAGCTTGCTCAAACCAGCCGCATACATGCTGAAAACGCGCGCCTTATGCAGCCGCTCATCCGTCTCCTTGAATCGGCTCACCCGATTGTAATAAGCCATCCCCATCAGATAGGCGCTGGTGGACTGCATTTGTTCCTGGAAACTGGCGTCGTCCTTCAGGCTAGGAGTAGCCGAGAGCGAACGCTCCAACCCCCAGAAATCCTCGGCCTGCGCCCGCAGCATATTGTCCGTCACGCGCCCGAAATTCAGGCACAGCGCCGCCAGCTCACCTTTGCGGATCGTCGGCTTCTGGGTCACGAGTTGCCGCACGGAAATTCCCAACGGATGCACCCAGCGCACGCCATCCTGCAAGACGGCGGTCGCCGCCGCGCCCGTGCCGCCACCATTCGGAGTGAACGTCACCGCTGGAGCCGTGGTGTATCCGTAACCGGGATCGGTCAGAACGATCTTGAAGACCTGTCCTGCTGAAACATACGCGGTCGCCAACGCAGGCCGATGCCCGGTCCCAGCGGGCGGCGGTGCGATATTTACCGTTGGAGGATTGGTGTAACCCGTGCCCGCGCCACCATTGTTGATCTGAACCGATGCCAAACCAAACTTGGTCGCCTTCTTCTGCCGCCGGTGCGTGATCTCAAATTGCAGCGTGTCGTCGGCAGATGTGAGGTTCGCCGTCAAAAGCTGCTCTTGGAGCTTGTTTGTCCCGGCATAGTTGCCCGTGCCCGATGTGCCAGCCCGGTAAGGCGCGAGATACAACCGCAGTTGATGCGTGTTCGTGCCGTTGGCCGGCGTTTTGCGGCAGGCAGTGTAGAAACGACGGTTATGCAAATCCGTGGACAACCAATCCCCAGTGTCGAGTTTTGGGCCGTCACCGCCAGACTCGTAAGTTCCGTTGTTATTCCGGTCGCTCCACAACTGCACCCGCACCGTGTCGAAAGTATCCGCCCGATCCGCGAGCTTCTCAAAAAACACATGGCTGCCTGGATACAGATTGAAGGGACGCGGGAAGTCGTCCCAGGCCGTCCGATAGTAACGCCGGTCGCGGAATTTGATTCCAAGGTCATCGAATGACGTGTTCGACGCAGCAAGTTGCGTCCGGGCGTAACGCGGGAAGAGATTCGAGGGGACGTTCGATTCCACCGCGCTTTGCTTGCTGAGAGGTGTGGCCGCCAGCCCCGTCCCGGAAGGTGTGTAGGCCGAATCCAGCACGAGCAGGATTTTGTCCACCGTAACACCATCCGCCTGACGGTTGAGGCTTAAAACCTTCGTCCCCGCACCAGAAGCAATCTGCCCGGCGCTTTTCCACGCCAGCGTGGTCGTAAATGTTGCTGTGCCGGAATTTCCATCAAGCGACACACCCGCAGTCTTGCTGCCCGTGTCGGCTTTTCCGTAGAGCCACACCGTGTAAGTCGCGCTGGATGGGATCGCCACATTGTATTTCAGAGCGGCCGGCCCGGACGCAGAATTGCTGCCGACGATCGAGGAAGTCTGCATGAGCCCCTGTCCTGCGACGACCTCCCAACGAGGGATGAATTGCTGCGCGGGAGAACCCGGCCCGTAATACCACGCCCCTTCGACATTTTCGGTGAAAGACTCTGCTTCCAACGCAATCACACCATCCGGCAGGGGGGTGAACGAGCTTTCCGGGCTGCTGCTCAGCACGAGCTTGTCCAGCCGGAAACCGTCCTGCCGCATCCACACATTCAGCGTATGACGGCCTGCCGAAGGCACGTTGATCGTGAGCACGGCATTGCTCGTATTGCGATTCCTCCAGCCGAATGTAGTATGGAAACCTCCCGCGTTCGACGCGGTGCTCACCTTCGCACCGTTTAGACCCAAATGAACCGTATTGTCGTTACTGTTGGCCCCCTGTCCGCGAAGCCAGACGTAGTGAGTGCCGCTGCGGTTGAAATCAACTTGATAGTCCAAGCGCGGCGACTGGCTGGCGAAGCCGGAACTGGTCAGCGCGGTGCCGGTATTGGGCATGGCTCGCACCCAAGCCGTGCCGGAATACCCGGCGGGGCTGTCCACCCCGTTCTCATCTTTTTCCGTCAATGGTTCCCACCGCTTCCCACCCCTCGGGACATGCTCGTGGTAGCCCTCAGCCTCGATCACCACTAGACCGTTGGTGCCGGAATCCTGCTGGTAAGCGCCTGTCTGATCCGGGAGGATGCTCGTATCCGCTTGCAGATATTTTCGCACCCACGCGGCACCTGTCTTCGTCCCCGAGGGAAACTGGTCATATAAATTGCCGCCCTCATTGACCTCGGTGTCCTTGAGCCAAGGAAAGAGATGCACCCAACGCCCCTCGCTAGGAATCCACGCCGAAACCCACGGATAATTCGTCGGCACGATCTGCGGCATGTCCTCCGATCCATCAGGAGTCTTCGCTCCTTTGATCTGCATCCTCAGGAGCTTGCTCAACTGCGTGTCCAGCATACCCAGCTTGTCCTTCTCAGGCTCGCAATAGACAGCCGCGACATTCGCCTTCCGCAGCAAATAAACCAGCAGGGAACATTGCTCCCACGGATTGCCTTGCTTTTCGAGGAACGTGGCGAGTGCACTGCGATTGAGCCCACCACAGTGGATCGACGCCTCATCCATCCCACCATCTTCATTGTAGGAGATTGGATCGGTCAGTTCGATTTCGTTGAAGACGTAATTGGCGAGAGCAATGGGATCGGAGCCCATGCTCGTGACAAAATCATTCAGGATCGGATGCGAGCGAAGTTCGGCGCTGTGATCTACAGTAGTGGCAGTTTTGAGCGCGTCACCGGGCGTGCTCGGAACAAACATCCACGCCGCCTGCAATTCCTCAAACGACTTGCCATAATACCACGACGGCACCGGCTCCCCAGCAAATTGTGGAGCATGGAGAAACGTGGAGCGCCAGGGGGGCTGGCTCGTGAAGTCCAACGTATAGAGTGGGCTGTAAGTAGCTGTGCTGGTCGTAGCTGGCAGCACGCTGCTGACCATTGGATAATTGGTTCCGCCTGCCACCGTGAAACCTTGATACTCGACCACGAAGTAATAGCTGCTGTTCGCCGCCCGGTGCGTGACCACGAAAGGATCGTTCCAGGTATTCCATTGCTCCGCATCAGCCAGCATCGCCGCCCCGCCCACGATCTCGATCGTCGTCTTCAACCCCGTCTGGGTCCAATCCACCACCTTTCGCCCACCATCGAGAAGAAATTGGTTCCAGTTCGCATCGCCCGGCCAAGGTAATTCAAAGGTGGTTTCGTAGGCGTGAGCGACGTTCGTCTGTCCGCTGCTCAGTGCTGCCGTAGAATACGCTCGAATCCGAAACATTCCGCGCAGCGGGTTGCCAGCGTTTGTGTAATCCCGGAATCCTGCAAAGACCCCAAAACGGTAGTCTCGGTTGATGTAAAGCGGCGTCGCACCGCCGCTTTCGCCAAAGACCGCGATCGGATTCTCAATAGCGGCGTAGGCTAAGGCACCTGAAAGATCCGCCGTAAGGTGATACCGCTGCGTTCGTTGAATTCGGCAAAACCACGGCAATTGGCTTTCCGGTGCGTTTCCATACAGGCTCGCGTTGTTCCCTGTGCCATTTAGTGCAATGCCCCGCTGTTGATCGGCGGGTATGACTGTTGACTGGTAAAGCGAGGCGTTTGCCTGAAAAGCCGCCAAATCGCCCGGCACTCCGCGGGTGAACCGCTTGGCCTCGGCGTTGGGATGAGTTTGGGCGAAGGAACTACTGGCTACTGTTAGAGTCGCCAGCAGGAGGCGCAGGATAGACGTCATGGGTCAGGGGACGATAGTTCCGTCGAGAGGGGTAGTGATGCTGATGGTCAAGCGTCCAATGCTCTGGTCATGCGGACGCGCATCCTCACGGTTCGGGATGCCGTCTCCGTCGAGATCGAGCAGCCCGTCATTGGACTTGTGATTCAGGAAGTTCAGCACTTCGTAAGCGTCTGGCATTCCATCGCCATCGCTATCGGTTGTGTAAGGATCGTAGGATAGCACATCCAGCCGCAGAAAGAGCTTCTCGCTGTTTGTTGTGAAGCCCAAGGCAAAAACGTCATCCGCACCGGTTGCCACCACCGGCAGATATATCCAACTGGTCAGAAGATCATCCGTCTGTTGGACGAAGTAGCTCTTCCCTGCCCGCCCCCACCATTGGAAACTGTATGCCCCTGCGGCGCTATTGTAAGTGAGACGGCTGCCCTCGTTGGTATCATTTGCGTTCTGCGCGCTTCCATGAAAGGCGCAAGCCAGCAAGAAGGCGGCTGTGAGTAGCACCCGATTCATTTCGTCCTCCCTTCTCCGGAAGACTTTGATTTCGGGGCCTCCATCCAGAAGTTAATGACTGTGTCCTTTGGGACAGGTGGGTGCTCCTTCAACCACCGCTCCCGTTCTTCGTTGGCTGCCTTCCTCCGAGAATACTCATCGACGAGGCGGGCCTTGTTTTCATCGAAGTAGCGATGGAGTGCGTCCAGTGCCGCCAACTGTTGCTCAGTGGGTTCTCCTTTCTGGTTCGCCGCCAGTAGATATTCGGATCGTGTGGGATTGAAATTCTCCATCGGCGGAATCTGTTTCCAGAATTCCTTCGGCCAGCCTTGTTCAGCCGCGTATTGGTTAAAGCCCTCCACTTCTTCCGATGTTTCGTTTCCCAGGCCGAGGATGAGCCAGTAATCCGCCTCCGGCGTCTGAATCTCCCCGACGCCGGAAAAGTAGTTGAAATCAATATTGCTGAACGCTCGGAATTGGCTCCCTGCATCAAACCAGCGAACTTCTGTGACCCTTCGATCATACACCGTCGCAGACAAAAACAGCACCTCCTGGCGCTTCTGCGGCCGCGCACGCAGTTCAGCAGCTTCCGCAGCGGCGATTTCATCAGCCGTGGGCGGCGGCGGCGGTGCCGGAGGCTCTGGCAGGACTGGCGGCACTACGCGGTTCAAGTAAATGGCTCGGTTTCCCAAATCCATTTTCCAACTCTTGAGCACTTGCAGTTGCAAGGCGGCGGGTTCCGCAGGTTTGGTCATGTTCTCAGCGGTGTCTTTGGCGGCTTGTCCCCGCGCAACTGCGACGGCGGCGAAGACGCAAAGAGCCTTGGATAAGAGTCGGTGTTTCATGGCTGATGAAGTTTGGAACTAGCGAAAATTGCGCTCCGCGCACAGCGCGGATTTTACACGCACGCGCCTCCTATCGTGATGCGCGGAAGCGGGCAAGCGGAATACGAACCAAGTGATCGTGTCCGATTTCCTCACCCTTCTGAGACTGCCGGGCAACTGTGCGCCGGCGTCCCGCAAAACATCTCAAGCAATTCAGCCGAAATCTGGTTCGGCTTCGTTCCGGCATCGGGATGACTCAGGAGCGGCTGGCGGAGAAGATCGGGATCAGTCCGCGATACCTGCAAAGTTTGGAGGCTGGTCAGCGGTGGCCTTCGATTGGTGTGCTGGTGAATTTGAGGAACGCGCTCGGTTGCGAGTGGTCGGACATTTTTCATCGTCTGTAAGATAAACACGAAAACCCCGCTGCCGTTTCCAGCAGCGGGGCTCGCAACCACCGAATGAGGTTCCGTGCGCCTTACGGCTTCACGATGCGCTTGATACCGCCGGCGATGGCCTGCTTCCAGCCGTAGAGGCACTCGACCGTGACGAAGATGCGGTTGCTCTGCGTCTCGGTGTAGCGCAGGTAGCCGAAGGTGAGGCCCGTTTCCGGGTCGGTGACGGCACCGGCTTCGTCGTATTCGGCGACGGGTTCGAGGTAGCGCATGGCGACCGCGAGGCCGCTCGGGTGCGCGGCGAAGCCGACGAGCTTTTCGCCGTTCTCCGGCAGGATGACGGTCTCGAAGATGTCGAAGCCGCCCAGCCGACGAATCTGCGCCTCGACCACGCCAGGCTGTGCGATGGGCAGCATGAAGCTCTTGGCCACGATGTCGTCGCCGAGAAGTTGCGTGAAATACGCGCCGTCGAGCACAAGCGAACGGTCAGTGACGGGCATCTTCGCCGTGCTGCACGCTTCGCGCACCGCGAGCACCTTCTTGTAGTTGAAGTTCGCGGCAAGGATCGGGTCGATGGCCGGTGCGCCGTAGGGATCGGCGGTGATGGCCGAGAAGATGTCCTGGAGCACGTCGGTCGCGAGCTGCTTCACGGCGCTGGCGACGAGCGTTTCGAGGACATTGAGCGCCGTCTCGCTCGCCTCGCGGGCAGTGACGTGGACCGTCTTGAACTTGTGCTTGTTGAGCTGCACCGGGATCACGCTCACGGTCGAGTCCGCGTTGTTGGTGTAGCTGCCCGCGAATTCGCTCGACGCGGACGGCGCGCCCACGACGGGCACCCGCACGGTGTCGAGCTTGTCGGCAGGCTCCGGCGAAAAGTTCGTGGAAAAGGCGCGCAACGGGAGCAGTCCGGCCATCCACGGCTGGAGAGCGTTCTGCGCGACCTTGATGTCTTTGACGTTGGTGATGGTGTTGGGCATTGGAGTGGTCGGTTACTGAGCGTTGAGGATGAGCGTGCGTTGTTCGGTGGAGAGGGAGCGCCAGAACTTGGTCTGTTCCTTCGGGTCGGTGATGGCCTTGAACTTGGCGACCAGTTCGGTCGCCTTGGCGTCGCCGCGCGACGTGACGGGCAGGGGCTTCGGGCTGGCGGCACCGTAGCGTTCGGCTGCGATGCGCTCGGCGGTCTTGGCTTCGCCCTTGAGCTTCTCGACCTCGGCAGAAAGCGTGGCGATTTGCTCCTTCGCCTTGGTGAGTTCCTCGGCGGCGGTCGCGGCGGAAGTGAGCGATTGTTTCGCGGTGGCGAGATCGCTCGCGAGCTGGTCGCGCTGCTCGGTCAGTTCACCGCTGGTGAGTGTCAGGGTTTCCTTTTCCTGCACGAGCGTTGCCTTCTCGCTGGTCAGCGTGGCGACTTGCTCGCGGAGATCGTGGGAGGTTTTCGCCGCTTCGCTGAGGAGGCTGGAACCGACCTTGGCGTCGGTTTCCAGTTGCGTTACCCGTGCGAGGGCGTCTTCGAGTTGCTCGTCAATGGTTTTCATCTGTGCCCGTCTTTCGCTGTCAACTCGCCGCCTGCTTCACATGCCGCTCGCGGAGCTTCGCCAGCGCGGTCGCCCGACTCGGCATGACACCCGAGGTGAGTGAATTGTAGGACGCCTTGCGCCCGGAGAAGCTCTGGCCCTCCATCACATAGGGTGTGATGCGGCGGCCACGGGCGAGCACGGCGGCTTTGAAGTCGCCATACGTCTCATCCACCTGCGCCTGAATCCACGCCCGCTGCTCGTCGGTGAGCGTTGTGCCCTCGACGCCGATGCTCTTGAATTTGCCGGCAGCAAACAGCTCGACCTTCAGACCGGCTTGCTTGAATGCCTCGCTCTCATCGAGCACCGGCAGCAGCACGCCGATGGAGCCGACGCGCGCGCTCGGGCTGGCGAAGATGGCGTCCGCCTGCGACGCGATCCAGTAGGCCGCGCTACACATCTGCCCATCGGTGAAAGCGTAGGTGTATTTGGCCTTCGACACATCGGCCACGAGCGCGGCCAGCTCCGGCGTGCCGTTGACCGTGCCACCGGGAGAATCCACATCGAGAAACACGGCCTCCACATCTTCGCGGTCGCGCGCGGCGATGAGTGCCGCTTCGACTTCCTCCATGTCCGTCACGCCGAGCAGCAGCCGAGCGAAGAAGTCCGGGCGCTTCATCAGCACGCCCATGATGGACACAATGCCGACGCCGCCCTCGACGGTCAGCAGTTCCGGCAGCGGCGGCAGCTTGGGCAGCTCGGTGAAAAGACTGGCGCTGCCTGCGGCCCGGCGCATCGCAGCGTGTGCCTCCGGCGTGATGAGCCAGGGCTGGTAATGAATGGCGTGAAGGAGTGGCGTCACGACCGCCGGGCGCTGTCAACGCGGCCTTCGTGTCGGCACGAACGGGCGGTGCCGTGTTTTACCCCGGCTGCCGCACGCCGCTCACCGCCGGTGGGTCTTCGATTCCCCCAACGACCGGCGAGGCTGCGATGCCGCCGCTCGGCTTCCACAGCATCTCGATCGGCACGCCGTATTTCTCCGCGAGGTCGAGCAGCGCACGGGCGTTCTGCGCGCGGATGTTCATTTCCTCGGCGAAGTCCATGCCTTGCTCGGCAAAATGTTCGCTCAGGGTCTTCAAGCCCATCTCCACGTCCGCGCGATTCTGCTGCGCCTCGCGCCCGGCATCGACCGTGATGCGGCGCGGGGTGGTGAAGGCAACCTTCGTCCAGTTCTCGACGGCGGCGAGCTGGCCCGAGTCGATGGCGTCGCCGATGACGAAAAGCCACACGGGTTTCAGGAACCGCTCGATGAGAATGAGCTGCCGATACGAAAACCGGCGGTCAGCCTTCGCCACGACGAGCCGCACGCCCGCGCCGCCGACCTTGCTCGAATCCGCCGCGAACTCGAACGGAATGTGGCCGAGCGCGGAGTCACGGCGCAGGTGTTCGAGGAAGCCGGTGAACGTCGGGCTGGGCCGGTTTGGTTGAAAGCTGTCGAGCGATTCGCCCGGTTTGAGCGAGACGAGTTTGCCGCCGACGATTTTCTGCAACGCACCCGGATCGCTTGCTTCACCGGTCCCGGCGTTCTTGTTGCCGATGGCGAAGTCGCCGTCCTCGTCCAGCTCTCCGCGCTCGGTCTTGAGCACGCGCGCCACGTCCGCGTTGTCTTTGACCGCGTGCTTTTCGAGCGCAAGCAATTCCATCTCATCGAGCAGATGATTCGCGCTGTGTTGCAACGTCGGTGCCTGGCGCACGGCACTCGCATACTCCGGCTCGAAGACGTGGAGGATCAGATGGGCCGGGACGTTTTCAAAAGTGCCGTCATCGAGGAGCACGCGGTAGAACGCGGGCGCGCCGTATTCGTCGAAGCCGATGCCATCCTCCGTGTCGCCGCGATCCGAATCGCCGATGCGGTGCGACTCGATGAGTTGGAGCCGCACCGCGCCGTCCCGATTGCGCGCCTTGAGAACGAAGTATTCGCCGTCCACATCCATACTGCGGCAGATGAGCGCCTGGCATTCGGCGAAGCAGAAACGGTCGGTGATTTCGCAGCGCGCCGCCCAACGCGCGAAGTATTCCTCGGCGGCTTTGTTCCAGTCCGTGCTGCCAGAAAGCGCCTGCGGCTTGATGCCGTCCCCCGTGGCGTAGATCGCCATGTTGCCGACCAACTCGCGCACGAAGCCGGAGTTCTTGTGGAGGTAGCGCGAGCGCCGGACCAGCTCGCGCCGCACGCCTGGGAGCAGATCGAGCTTCGCATCGCGCGGAGCGGCACCAGGCACGCGGCCCCGGCGCGGCGAAGGATTGGCCGATTCGTAAGGCGACATCCACGCGGTCGGCAGCAGCCGGGTAAGAATCAAGCGCAGGGGATTCATTTGGGCAGGTGGCCGATGACCTCGCTCGTGCCGACACGAACGGGACGGCCGTAGATTTCCGGCGCGAGTTTGCGCAGGGCCGTTTGGCACGCCGCGATGATGGCGTGGATCTCGTCGATGCGGCGTTTCGTGATGGCCGAACCGGAATCCGACCACGCCGCGAGCGTGCGTTTCAGCTCCGCCTTTTGCGCGGCGAGGATTTCTTCCACTTCCGCGCGGGTGAATCCAATCGTGTAGTCGGGAGCGGCCATGCGTGATTATGCGAACGCGGATTCGCCGCGCTCGCGGCGGGCGCGCAGCTCGGCGAGCATGTCGCGCTCGCTCTTCTCGCGCGCCCACGCGGGCCGGAATTGGAAGTGCGGCTCGTCCTGGATCGTCTTCCAGTTGCCGCCCCATTCGAGGCCGAGCTTCATGCCGAGCGCACCCACGGCTTTGTAGGCCGGGGATTCGTCGAGGTAACGACCGCCCTCGAATACGCCGATGTCGAACGCTATGCCGAAGTTGTGATTCGAGTAGCCACCGCGCGCGTTGGTCACGATGCGCCCGGACTTCGTGCGTCCTTGTTCGTAGAGCGCATCTTGTTCGGCGAACGTGCGCGTGCCGCTGATGATCTTGATGGCGATGCCGATGGCGGCGGCGCTCTCGATGAGTGCGCGGGCGAGCGGCTGAACCTGGGGGAGCAACGTGGCGATGGTTCGCTCGCTGCGCTCATCGGCGAGCGTCGTCGGAGCAGACGCAACGGGAGGCTCGCCGACAAGCGAGCGGTAGATTGCATTCCACGTTTGCGGCCCGGGATTGCCGTCCACGGTGACGCCGAGCTTCGCCTGCACTGCGCGGATGGTGGCATCGAGCGTCATTTCGCGTAGCCCTCCTTTTTCGGCAGCGCGAACTCGACCGCACCGCCGCCGTATTTCGGATTCTGATACTCGACGCGCACGAGCGAGCCGCAGCCGCTGAGCAGCCACGCCAGCAAGACGACGGCGAGAAAACAGAGGATGAGTTTGAGAGGATGAAAGAAGGAGTCCTGCGTCATGTCGGCTCCGCCGCGTCAACCGCAGGCTCATCGCCCGCCGGTTCCGCGGGCACCACGGCCTCGCGCCCGATGAGCTTGAGCATCGTCGCCGCCGCGGCCTGCATGGCCTCGCAGTCGAGGTAGTGGTTGGGGCGTTTCCCGACCTGTTTCCACAGCCACTTGCCACCGTCCTTCACGCGCTGCTCGCTTTCCAACTGCGCGAGGTAATCATCGTCGATGTCGTCCGGCACTTCCCACGTCGCGCCGCGCTCCGGGTCTTGGTTACGCCGCAGCCGGGCGAGCGTGTCCTTGATGTTCAGGTTGCTCCAATAGTGGACGAAGCAATGCCGCGTGTGACCCAGCACGACTTTGCGGCGCGGCGAGTAGAAGCGTTGCACGCTCTTCCCGCTCTTGGTGCGGTGAACGAAGGTCGCGCGCCGGTCGCCCATCAGCGCGACCCAGCCGCGGTCGGCGCACTCGCGATAGACGTCATAGGTCGCGTGGCCGGCATCGAGAAAGACCAGGCTCGGGTGGATGCCGAAGCGCGCCTGCAACGCCTCCACGTCCTCGAAGGTGAGCAGCCGTTCGTTCCAAACGAGACGCGAGGAGCCGGTCGCGCTCCACGAGCGCACGATGGCGAACAGGTGATCCATCTGGCAGTCCACGGTGAGCACGCGAAGTGGCGCGGCGATGTCGCCCGGCTCAAATGGCGCGGCGACGAGCTGGCCGCGCGAGTTCACACCGGCCTCGTCCTCCCAGAGTTCGCCTTTGTGGTAGCCGCTGCGGGTGATCTCGAGTTTGTAGTCCTCAGCATACTCGCGCCAGGGCAGCGCGAGACGTTTTTGGTAAAACTGCTTGAGCGCGCTGATGTCGCCGCGCCGGGCGATGGCCTTCGCGCGCAGATACAGTTCCGCGAGCGCGCCCCAGCTCATCGTGCAGAGCGCGTTCCAGTGGAATCCGACGTTCTCCTTCGCCGCGCGCGGGTTTTGCACGACGAAACGCCCGGTTGCGTTCAACTCGCGCCGCGTGCGGTCGCTGTCGTCGAAGTAGTGATTGCACGACGCACAGCGCATCGCCGCCGTGCGCCGCACCTCGGCATAGTCCCACTCGCCGTCTTCGTCCCGGGCCGACTTCGACCATTCGATCTGATCCCAAGACCACGGCTGCCGGATGCCGCAATGCGGACACTGAAACGTCCACTCACGCATGTCGGTCGTCTCGAATTTCCGGTGCGTGTCGTCGTTCTCCTCGCCGCCCTGAGACATGAACAGGCATTTGCCCAACCAGCCAAACGCGGTCACACGTGCCTCTGCCTCGGCCATGTGGCCGACCGGCCAGCGCCACGTCTCATCGCCGATGAGCCAGCGGATCGAGCGGCGCTGGAGGTTCGTCTTGTTGTGCGCGCCGAGCACCCACAGCGTCATGCCGTTGCGGAAATGGATCGTGGTATTCCGCTTTTTGTGCCGGTCGGTGGGAAAGAGCGCCTTCACCGGCGCGCAGTCCTCGAAGAGCTTGTGCAGCCGCGATTCAGCCTGGTCTTTCGCGTCGTCGTCTGTTTGGTCGAGCCAGAGCGTCGGGCCGGGGAGGTTGGCGATGATGTGGCAGAGGCCGAGTTCACCCACGCTCGTCTTGCCCGATTGAATCGCCGCGATGATGAACACCAGGCGGACGCGCGGGTCGATCAGGGCTTTGAGCGGCTCGCGGGTCTGCGGCGAGTTGTCCGAACGAAAGCGGCCGGGAATTGGCGAATACGGGATCGAGCAGATGTGCTGTTCGGCCCAGGCCCACGGCGGGCGTCGATCCGGCGGACGCCACGCCTCGCGCCAAATGCTGAGGAGATTCGCGTTCATCCGGCGTGCAGCACCAACAGCACTTCGTCGATGGCTTTGCGGCACTCCTCCTGGATGCCGGTCGCGTCGAGGCCGGAGAGGATCGGCGGCAGCTCGTTTTCAAATTTGCGCCGAAGCAGCGCGGTCGCCTGGCCGACGAGATTCGTCCAGTCCGCACGCACCTGCTCTACCGGGATGAACTCGCCGCGCTTCACCGCCAGCCGCAGCTCACGCTCCTCAACCTCAGCCAGAAGTTTGCGCGCCTTGAGCGCCTGCTGGATGTCCGGCGTTTCCTCGCCGCCCTTGAGCCCGCGCTGACGCATGAACTCCCGCCACTGCGCCACGTCGTGAAACCCGTTCGATGCCGGCTTGGGCGCGTCCTCGAATTTCTTCCAGCCGTTGATCGTCTGGCGTGTGACCTTCAGCGCCGTCGCCAGCTCGACGAAGTTTCGCACAAACGCCGGGCCGTCACCGCCCGCGCCGGCGGCCATCGACTGCAACATCGCGCGCTCCGTGCGGCTGATCTTGCCGCCCGACTGCACTCGTTTGACGAGATTGGCGAAATCACGGTTGAGCAGCTTCTTGGCAACGTCCGGTGGAATGGAGTCCATGCGCCCTCGCGGGCGTCAACGGTCGCCAGTTCGTGCCGACACGAACGGCAGCCTCATTCAGTCCCGCTGGCTGCGCTGCACTTTCGCCATCACGCTCCAGATTTCGTGGTAGGCGTCGAGCTTGTCCTTCTGGTCTTCGGTCTTCCCGATCTTCGACTTGAAGTTCGAGTAGTCGATCTCGTTGCCCAGGCAGGTCAGCGCCGCGAGCACCTCGACCTTGTTCACCACGAGCCGGTAGCGGTAATCGGCATCAGGAGTCGAAATCACCGCGCGTTTGATCTCCGCCAACGCCTTGAGGTTTTCGATGTCCCGCTTCACCCGCGCGCGAATGTGAAATTCGCCGGGCAGCTTTTCGACGATGCTGAAAAAGCCGTGTTTGGTGCAGAGCCACATAGGTCGTGAGAGTTAGCGTTTCTTCCGCCGCGTCGTGCGCGTGCGCTGCGGCTTCACGTCGGGGTTCGCCTTCTTGCCCTGGATGAGTTTGAGCATGGACTTCAGCCCGAATCCCTGCGGCATCGCGCGCTCCTGCTCCCAGTTTTCGAGCGAGCGTTTGGAGACACCGAGCATGTCGGCGGCGGTGCGCTGGGTGTAGTTGTTCATTTCGCGCCAGGCGACGAGCGTTTTGGCGAAATCGCGGTGGGTCATGCGCCGCGAGTGTCCGCAGGGTGCGGAGTGCCGTCAAGGCCGCGCGCTTTGACAGCCGGCGGGCATCGTGAAAGTCCACTGCGCGCATAACGCCCTCGTCGATCCGGCCCAGCTCAAGCCGAACCCGGTCAATCCGAACCGGCACAGCGCGCATCAAATTCAGCTTCTCGCGTCCATCATTCAGGAGCAGGGCTGGCGCGGGCCGATCACTGTGAGCAAACGCAGCGGCCTCATCGTGCGCGGCCACGGTCGCCTCGAAGCCGCATTGCTCATGGGTGCGGAGAAGGTGCCCGTGGACTATCAGGACTATGCGAGCGAAGCGGAGGAACTAGCGGACCTGCTCGCCGACAACCGCCTCTCAGAACTCGCGGAGCTGGATGAAGACGACCTCAAGCGCGTCATCGAATCCATCCGCGAAAGCGACCCGTCGTTCGACGTGGAGCTGACCGGCTTCATGGAAGACGAGATCGCCAAGCTCTACGATGAGAAGCCGGAGGACGACGTGGAGACGGTGCCGCGCATGGAGATTCAGGCGTTCGAGCACCACGACTACCTTGTCTTCATGTTTCACGATTTGAGGGACTGGATGCTCGCGCTCCAGCTCCTCGGCGTCCGCGAAGTGGATTTTTCAATTACCCGCAAAACCAAAAAGATCGGCCTCGGCCGTGTGCTCCATGGAAAACGTATCCTCGACCTCGCTCGCCGCGCTGCCGCCGGTGGAATTCAATCGCCTCTCCCCGACGGACTGGCCGGAACTGGCCCCGCTGAGCCTGCGCCTGGTGATTATGTCGCGCAGCCGCCCGCGGTCGATCAACAGCCACCGCCTGTTCCCGAGCGCGACACTCGTGGTTCCCGAAAGCGAGCTGGCTGATTACATGCACGTCCCGTTGGAGAAGGTGACGATCCCCGATGAAGTCACGGGCGTAAGCGCCGTGCGGAACTGGATCGTAACGCATTTCACCGACGACGCGCTCGTGATGCTCGACGACGACATCACCGCCTGCGTCTGCATGGTGTCGTTGCGCTGCCGCAAGCTCTCGACCGACGAAACCCTCGCGATGCTCGAAAACTCCGCCTACTGCGCGCGCGGCGCCGGGGCTCGATTGTTCGGCTGGCACCAGCGCAGCGATCCGCGCCTGCTTCAGCGCAACGATCCGTTCGGCGTTCACCATTGGGTCGGTGGAGCCGTGGGCGTCGTGCGCGATGTGAACGGCGGCGTGCCGAAGTGGGATGAGCTGCTCAAGTGCAAGTGCGACATCGACGCCACGCTCGAGGAATTGATGGTGAATCGCCTCGTCTGGAATGAGGCCCGGTTCTGTTTCGTGCAGGAGCGCGACAAAAACCTCGGCGGCAACTCGCTGTTCCGTTCCGCCGAGCGCATCGCCGCCGAGAAGCGTTACCTCAAGCGGAAGTGGAAAGCGCACATCCGGTTTGGAGACTACAAGAGCCAGGACAAGACCGCGATTGATGCCCCACGACGCCAATCCTTCAGCCTCGATGCATAGGAAGGCATCAATGATGCAAATGGCGCGGCTCTGCGATGGACAACACGCGGCCCGGACGATGAGGAGGAAGCCATGCCTACTCCATCTACTTTGTCCGCTGAACCGCTGCGCCCTTCAACACCCTCCATTTCTTTAGACCATACGCTGTCCACGTATCAGGATTCATCCATGCGATTTACCACAAAACGAGGTTACGAGTTTGGGGAAGTGTCCTCGGCGATGCAGAAGGCCATCCGCCGGGCAGACACCCGGCTCGCGGGCTATTGGGCCTTGGAGCTTTGGGCCAGCGGCTACGGCAACTACGTCTGGAAGCGGCTGCTCACCGTCAGCGCGGAAGACTGCTGGGGGATTCTCACGCAGGAAGTGAAGGCCCTGCATGACAGCTATGCGCTCGTGAACGCGAACGTGCCCGCGAAGCAGCCCAAGGGACGCATCTTCATCAGCAAAGCCGTGATCCTCCTGTGCGCGGCAAAGAAGAATCGTGACGCCGACCATTTGCAGAACTTCGTCTATGACCAGTGTGCCGGCCTCGATGCCGACAAGCTTGCCGCCGAATTGGAGAAAGCGGGCCGTGAACGAATCCCCAACTACGCCTTCGATTGTCACACGCAGAAGGGCCGCAAGATGGGCAAGACCAAGGCCGAGTTTTTCCGCGACGAACAGGCGGCATTGAAGCCGTTTCAGCCGGGGTTGTTCGACGACCTGATCGACGACTGAAAGTCCGCGCCATATAGGAAGGCAGTTCGGCCTTCCTGCCATATCACCATACCACCCGCGGCTGCCGACTCTTATGCGGCTGCGGAAATTGAAGGCCAATTTCGTGTGATAAACGAGCGGGCGAGTGGCGCGCACATTTTTGGAAATGGTGCGGCCCGTTAGCAGGCAAACCCTCGCCATCACCTTTCGCGCCAAGCGATGGCTGCTCCGTTCAATGGTGAAAAATATGGCGATGCAAACGGATGGATTCCACGCGGCTGCCCGGACGAGGCAAGGGCATGAAACAGCCAAAACTCGAATACGTCGGAACCTTCATCAAAGCCTCGGGCGCGGCGCGCACGATGCGCTTCGTCACTTCGCCGGACAAGCTGCGCAGCGGCGGTCTTATCACCGTCTTCGACGTGGAGAAGCGCAGCCTGCGCAAGTTCAACCTCGCCACGCTCGTTGGGCGGCTGACCGCGTTCGCACCGGGCGCGCAGCCGTCCTTCTGCGCCTAAAGCCTACGCACTCCGCTTATTAACGCTCCACTCCAATTCATCCTCGCCGGGAACGCGCTGTTCACGGTCGAGAACACGGTCACGGGCAACCGCTTCACTTTCAAGGTGAGGAAGCCCGATGACGACAAGCCTCACTTCGTCAGCGTGCTCACCGGCCCGGACAACGAGCACGACTACGCCTTTCTGGGCACGGTGTTCGACCCGCGCTCCTACCACCACGGGCGGCGTTCCCGCATTGCCCAGGATGCGCCGAGCGCGCGGGCGTTCGAGTGGCTGTTCCGGCAGTTGAGCGCTGGCGATCCGCTGCCGCCGCAAGTGCGGCTGTGCCACTGCGGGAAGTGTGGCCGCTGCGGAAGAACGCTGACCGTGCTCGAGTCCGTGGAGTCGGGCTTCGGCCCCGAGTGCATCAAGACCATCGAGGGAGGCGGGCGATGAAGGCGCTCCGCCGGTTGATGCGCGCAGTTTTCGCGGAGTGGCTCGCCGACCTCGGCGCGCTGCTCCGCAGCCTAGACCAGAAACCAAAACCAAAACAAAAACGATGAACCACATCACCAAGCCAATGCTCGCCGGCAAGTGCGAGCGCCCGGATGCCCTGAGTTTCCCCGTGCTCGCCACGCCGAAGCTCGACGGCATCCGTTGTTTGAAGATCAACGGGCGCGCCCTGACGCGCTCGTTCAAGCCCGTGTCCAACCGCTTCACGCGCGACTGGATTAAGAGCCATCTGCCCGACGGCCTCGACGGCGAGCTGATCGTGCGTGGCACTACGTTCAGCGAAACCGCCGGACACATCGGGCGCGAAACCGGGGAGCCGGACTTCACGTTCGCCGTGTTCGACTACGTGAGCGACGGCGTGGACGTGCCGTATGCCTGCCGGATGCAGGAACTCAAGCGCCTGCCCGAGTTCGAGCACGTCGAGAAAATCCTGCCCGTGGAGATCCGCGATGCCGCGCAGCTTGCGACCTACGAGGAAGACTGTCTGACCGAGGGCTACGAGGGCGTGATGATCCGCACGCCGGACTCGCCATACAAGTGCGGGCGCTCGACAGAACGCGAGGGCTGGCTCTTGAAGATCAAGCGGTTCGAGGACGCGGAGGCCGTCGTGCTCGACACCTACAAGGGCATGAGCAACCACAACGAGGCGCAGCGTGACGCCTTCGGTCGCACCAAGCGCAGCTCGGCGCAGGCGGGGAAAGTGGGCCGGGGCGAACTCGGCGGCTTTGTCGTGAGCGCGGTGGATTCTAATCAAGTTCAAGCACCAGCCGAGCGGGGCGAAGGAAGCGCCGCGATTCCCCAAGTTCGTTGGATTCCGGGAAGCGTGGGATCTGTGAACTAGACGCGAGCGCGGTGACGAAAGGCCGGACAGAAATGTCCGGCCTTTTCGCCATATCAATACCACTCGCGGCTGCTGACTCCATTATGGCTTCGAGTATCGAGAGCCAATTTCGGCGATAAACGGACGAGCATTCACCGGGCACTTTTTCGCGGATGGTGCGAAGCGATAGCAGGAAAACGGCTTGCCCCATCTTTCGCGCCAAGCGCGGCATCGTCGCGCAAATGGCTGAAACATTTGGTGATACAATTCCCTATCCGTTCGCGACTTATGGCTGGCATCAAGGAGGCCATGAACGCAATCCAATCCACTGAACTCCAAGCGGCGATCAGCCGCGGCCCCGACGCGGTGAGCGCGCTTCTCCGCTCAAAGCGCGACCTGCTCCGCTGCGCGCTCAACGCCTGCTTCGCCGGCCAGCCGGTGCCCAAGCAGGACATCGACAAACTCCACGCGGACATCGCCGTCGCGCAGGCCGCGCTGCGGAACCTCTAACTCATTTTTTGCCCAATGAGTCCGCAGTATGCGTAGTTTCAGAAAACAGCAAGACACGGAAGCGACGGCCATCCGCTTCGGCATCGAGTTGGAGACGAAGATTCCCCGCACCAGCGGCCTCGCCGTGGGCGGGTATCCGGTGAGGACGGCCTGCGCGACCAACGGGCAGGAACTCACCGCGCCCACTTTCAATGGAGCGACGTGGCGCGCTGACCGCGACGGCTCGATCACCTGCGACGCCGGCGAGATGGCGTGCGAGTTCGTGTCGCCCATTCTCCACGGAGAGGCCGGGGTCGAGAACCTCTGCCAGTTCGTCGAGTGGATGCTCGCCGTGGGCGCGAAAGCCGATGCCTCTTGCGGCTGCCACATCACCGTCGGCATCGAGTCGGTGATCGGGAGTTCGCAGCCGGCAAAGGTGAGCGAGTTCGTGCGCAAGCTCGCTCACATCGCGCAGTGGCACGCGATGTCGCTCTACGGCCAGACGGGAACGGGGCGTCACCTGAATCGTTACAGCCACACGCTTGCTGCGGATGTCGCGCGCCACATGCGCCTGATCGTGAACACGAGCAGCATCGCGGACAAGGAAGCTGCCGCCGCTGCCTGCGGGCGCGGGATGCTGAATTTCCAAAAGTCCTTTCGGATGCGGGGCAGCGAGTATGTCGGGGCGGTGGAGTTCCGCGTGTTCGCGGGCACCACGAGCCTCACGAAAATCCTCCACCACCTTGCGACCGTGCTCGGGCTGTGTCGCCGCGCGCACCAAGTCCAGTGCCTCGGCGCGTTTCGGAAGAACAAGCTGCAAGTGAAGCGCACGCAGACGGCCGAGAGCGCGCTGCATTTCCTCCACGATTACCTCGGCTGGAACGGCAGCGCGCGGCCTGTCGCTCTCGGAATGTTTGGCCGGCTCCACTCGGAGTTCCCGGCCTGCCGCGACGAAGCCCTGCGCCTCTGCGGGAAGTTCGATGAGCGCTACCCCGACGCCCGCCTGTGAACACGACCAATTCTCAACTCTCAACTCTCCATTTCCTATGTGTGTCGTCCTAATCTGTCCGCCAAAGCAACGCCCTGACCTGACCATCCTGCGCGCGTGCCACGCCGCCAACCCGCACGGAGCGGGCGTGGCGTGGCGCGACAAACGCCGCATCCACTGGAAGAAGGCGCTCACGCCCGGAGAAGTGAATCACCTGATTCAGAAAGTGCCGGGTGAAGTCATCATTCACTTCCGCTGGGCGAGTGTCGGCGGCGTGGAGCCGCTGCTCTGCCATCCGTTCCCGGTGACTGCGGAAGCGGCGCTGGGCTACGAGGGGCTTTGCAAGTCGGTGCTCTTCCACAACGGGACGTGGGGCAACTGGGAGGCCGCGCAGGAAATCATCGGCAACCTCGACGGCCCGATGAGCGACAGCCGCGCGGTCGCCGCGCTCGTGCATCACAAGGGGACGAAGCTGCTCAAAAAGCTGCCCGGCCGTTGGGCAGTGATGCACGCCAAGGAGATTGAGTTGTTCGGCGACTGGCAGCCGTGGCGCGGCTTCCTCGTCAGCAACACGAGCTTCACGCCCTACCTCGCCGAGAGCGCGAGACGGGCATCATTTTCGGCAAGCAGTCCGCACTCAGCGGATGGCTGCCGCAAACCGAGCGCAGCGGGCCACACGGGTCAGCTCTCGCTGGCGCTCGGCAATCACCACCGCTGACCCGCATCCAATGAAAACGAAAATGAAGCTGTTCAAACTGATCGCCAGCAAGGCTGGCAAAGTCGTCTTCGATGACCGCATCGAGGCCGAGAATCCGCGCACGGCGCGCGAGCAGATGAAGTCACTGCTCGGGCTCCAGTCGCTTACCGGCGTGGTCTATTCGATCACGGAAATCCCCGTCGAACTCATCCGCGAGATCGTGACGACGAAAGTCATGGAAGTCGTCGGCAAGCGCCGCGGCGGTGGCTCGTCCATCGACGTGAGCAAGATCGTCGGTGACGCCGCCAGTGTCGCCGTGGCCGACCGGCTGCGGCCTCTCGAACAGCGGCTCGCCGCGCTGGAATCCACGCGCGCGAACGCGGGGGCCAACTCCACAACCAGCCGGCGCTTCGATGCCTTCCAACGCGATTCCACGCGCTCCCGTGAGACCGATACCACGGCCTCCAACGGTCGGAGTGCGCGGCACGCGGCGCCGGAGCAGGAGGCCGAGACGGGCACGGACTGGCGCGCGGTGAAGAAGTTCTACAAGCAGACGCGCAGCCCGAAGCAGACGGCGGCGCGCTTCGACTTGTCCATCAACACCGTGAAGGCGCGCGTGCGCCGGGAGGGATGGTAGCCGTGGTCACAGTCACTCGCTACGGAACGCGGAATTGGGCCGTGTGGCTCGACGGCGAACTCGTGGTGGTCGCGCTCTACAAAAAGGGCGCGGCCACCGTGGCCGGCAAGCTGCGCGAATTGGTCAGCCTGAAAGGAGGCGGCTATGCGGCTGCGGCATAATCATCGCAACGGCTCGACGCCACGAGCTAAGAGCGCCGTGTTCGACGCACCACCATCGCCGATGAACTGGCGTCCGTCAGGCTCGAACGATCTGATCGGTCAAGCGCGCGAAGTCTGTGTTGCCCAGGTTGCGAAAGCACGACGGCTGCGCGACTCGCGCACCGCCGCGTGCAAGCTCCTGCTCTACGGCCCGCCCGGCGTCGGCAAGACGACCGTGGCCGAGTTGGTCGCGCGCGAACTTACCGGCACGCCGCTCGGCGTTGAGAGTTTCAACGGGAAGGAAGTGACCGTGGATGCCGTGCGGGAGTGGATACAAATCCTGCCCTACGGCTCGCTGTTCTCGAACTGGTGCGTGAAGATCATCAACGAACTCGACCGCTGCTCGAAGGACGCGCAGGACATCCTGCTCAGCTATCTCGACCGGCTCCCGCCGGGGAAGGCACTCATCGGCACGAGCAACCTGCAACTCGACATGCTCACGGAGCGTTTCCAGACGCGGTTCCAATCCATCAAGCTCGGCACGCCGACGACGGACGAGATCGCGGAGTTTCTGTGCGCGCACTGGCGCGTCCCTCGCGATGTGGCCGCGCGCGTCGCCGTTGGGAGCGGTGGCTGCGTGCGCGCAGCGCTCGCGGATTTGGAGACGTGGCTCGACGTGAAAGGAGGCGGACTGCTGTGAAAGCGCGCATTCACTCAATTACCTTCGACAAGCGCGAGCGCCCGAAGCACGCGATTGTCCTCACCGCGCGCGGCATCGTGGAAGTGGAGTGGAAATGCGTCGCAGGCGACTGGTGTTGGTTCACCGGCGGCACCGGCGACGCGAAGAAGCTCGCGGTGTCCGTCATCGAGCGCATCGTGCGATGCTTGGGAGCAAAGCTCCGTGCACGAGCGGGCGTGGGATGCCGCTATTGTGGAAAGCCATCGGAGGACGGGTCGGGCGTGTGCGCCCGATGCGAACGCGCGTATGAGTAGCGCGTATCGAGGCTACGAGATTCGCTACCGCACCGTGCGCGACGGCGAAAGATTTGCGCGCTACAACGCCGAGATCAATCTGTGCGGGGTGTGGCTGCTCGCCAGTTGCGAAGCACTAGACGACGAAACGATCGAGCGCGACCTCGATGACTTCATCACCAAGTTGGAAGCGCCTCACCTTTCGCGCCAAGCGCGGGCCGCTACGCAAAATGGTGATCACAAATGGTGTTCATCAGCGATGGACTCAGACGCGGGCGGTGAACGAGGACAAGGGCATCAATTCAACTAACCATATGCCTGAACACGAACACGAAATCCCACCGGACGCCGCCACCGCGGCTGACCATCGCAACCCGCGCCGTCGCAACAACGGCACCAACGCAGAAACGCCTGACCTCGGCGTGCTCGTCACTCCACAGCCGCACCACGAACTTGACCGGCTCGTGCTCCACGCGGACGTGCGCGACGACATCGCCGCCGGCCTGCGCGCCATCCAGCGCCGCGCCGACCTCGAAGCGGTGTGGAGCATCAGCCAACTCCAGCCGCAAGACGGCCGCTGCATCCTGAATTTCCACGGGCCTCCGGGCACGGGCAAGACACGCGCCGCTCTCGACGTGGCGCTGCGGCTCAGTCAGCCGCTCTACCAAGTGGATTACAGCGCGGTGATCTCGAAGTATCTCGGCGATACTGCGAAGCACATCGCGGCGTGCTTCAAGCGCGCGAGCGAACTTGGTGCGGTGCTGTTCTTCGATGAAGCGGACTCACTGCTCTCGCGGCGCGTTAACTCCGGGGAGAGCTGCTCGACCAGCATCAATCAGAACCGCAACGTGCTGATGCAGGAACTCGACCGCTTCAACGGCGTGGTCATCGTCACGACGAACTTGTTTGCCAATTACGACCCGGCGCTGCTCCGGCGTATTTCGCGGCACATCAAGTTCCGGCTGCCTGACAAGGCGATGCGCCGCCGACTGTTTGAGCTTCACCTGCCGAACCGCGAGCGCGTGTTCGCTGACCTGAACATCCTCGCCGCGGAAGCGAAGGGGCTGTCGGGCGGGGACATTCTCAACGTCTGCCTGAACGCGGTCTTCGCCGGCTCCACCGCCGACGAGACGCGCGAGTGGAAAGTCACCGGCACGGAACTGCTCGCCGAAGTCGCCAAGGTGAAGACCGCGCAGAAAGACCATCAAACTCCATTTTGCTGTGAAGATACGCAGTCCGCGTAGTGAGCGGCGAGAACCAGAAACCACAAAACCGAAAACCAATGAAGACACCGAAAAGCACCACCAAGAACGCGGCCACCGTCGCCGCAGAACCGAAAGCGGCGACCGCCGCGCTCACGCCCGCGCCTGCGCCGGCCTTGAAGAAGGTCAGCCTCGCCGGGTTCGCCACGCAAACGCCGGCCAGCAAGTCGGCGAAAGCCTACCCACTGCTGCCCGACCCCGATGGACAAGTCGGCGAATTGGTCGCCAGCATCCTCGACAAGAGCGCGCAGGCTGAGGCCCTCGAAGGCGCGATTGAACTGGAGAAGGCCGAGCTGATCGCCATCGCGAAGCCGTTCTACTTCACTCACCACCACGGGCAGCAAGCCGTCGCCTCGTCGGTCGAGGCGCGGAGCGCGGACGGCAAGGTCGTGCGCGTCGGGTTCAGCAACTCCTACCGGGGCACGAGCGATGATCCCGCTATCACGCGGCTCGCGGGCGAGCACGCCGCCCGGTATTTCAAGCAGACGTTCGAGTTGAAGATCAAAGGGGATGCGATTCCCGAGGCCGCGGTTGAGCCGCTGCTCGCGGAGTTGCAGGAGTTGTTCGCGCGCCACGGAGCGAGCGCGGCGCTCTCCGCAAAAGCGACCATCAAACCGACGAAAGAGTTCCACGCCGCGCGGCACACGCTGTTCTCCGTGGAGCAGAATCACGAACTCGACAAAATCGTGCCCATCAGCGCGAGCGTGAAGACGAAGCTCGGGCGCGGAGGAAGCGACGATGAATAAGTTCACACTGCGACTCGCAGATGGCCGCTGGGTCAGTTCGCCGACGAACACGGCGACGAGCAACTCGAACCTCGCGGGAGTGTTCACCGCCGCCGATGATAAATCGGCGGCGGAACTGCGGGGCGCGATGGAGCGTCTCCACGGGCCGCTGGAAGTCGTGCCTTGGCAGAGCAAACGCACCGATGCGCTCACGCGCCACGTCGAGAACGTCGCGCTGATGGACGAAGCTCAAGACCCGTTCGCCGACGCGGAAGTGCTTTACGCCTACACGCGGAAGGACGCGCTCGCCGATGGCGTGCAGATCGATGTGAGCGAAGTGGCGCGCGAGGCAGGATTGAAGTTCCCGGTCTATCTCACCCGCGCGGTGTGGGAGAGCTACGTGACCGTGCCCGATGGCGTGCGCTGTCAGGACGAGAAAGGCCGGCTGTGGGACATCGTGTGGATGTTGCGCTGTGCAGCCCGCCGCACGAGCGGCCCGCAGATGCTCTTCGGCCTGCACGTTCGCAACGACAACCGCGACCGCACACCACCGCTCGTGAATCTCAAAGCGGTGTGCGGCCCGCGCGACATCGACGACCCGCAACCCGCCATCACCGTGATGCTCCCCGATGAAGACTGATTCTCCCATCGTCCTGACGATCTTCGGCAACGAGCGTTGCGTCGCATCGCTCGATGATCTCGAAGCCGCCGCGAAGGCCATTCATCAAAAGGCCGTTCGTGAGTCCGAGACGAGCGCCCATCCCTCCACTCTCCGCGCGGAAATCGAAGGCCAAATTCGCGTGATAAACGCGGAATCCGGCCCTCCCGAGACGGAGGTTCCACGAACATTCGATGAGATGTCCGCTTGGCTCGACGATCTTCGGGAACGGAGCGAACTACTGGACGACTCATCGCCCGCGAGAACGTGGGACTTGATGTTGCGTGCCTTTGCACTGCAAACCGCGCTCGAGTCGGAGGCCGCGCATCCAGAGTTTCGAGAACCAGCGATGGTGAATCTCCGCCGCCTCGTCCACGAACTCCAACGGATAGGGGTGTGATGATGCACCTACCGCCGCTGCTCACGTTTCCCGCTCGCCCAATCCAAGGCGGTCGGCTCGAGTTGGCCCCGCCCAAGCGCGGCCAGTGGTATGCGGAACCAAAATTGAACGGGTGGCGTGCGCTCATCCACACGCCGACCGGGACGATGTGGAATCGCCACGGCTCGTTACTGACCATCGCTGACTGCTTCCGACCTGCGTTCGCGGCCCTCGCGAAGCTCGCCCCAAGCGGCCTCGTATGGGCCGACTGCGAAGCTCTCGAACGCCGCCACAATTTCGGTCGCGGCACGCTCGTCGTGCTCGATGTTGTTCCAGAAATCGGCGCGCCGAATTATGTTGAGCGGCGCGCGATGCTCGACTCGCTGGTTCAGTGCGATCCGGTCTTCGATGGCGAAATCTCGCGCCCAGTCCCGTGCGGCGCCGTGGTCCTGACACCAGCCCGCCACGCTGATTCACACTCCGATGCGCTCGCGTTCTACCAGCGGCTCCGCACTGCGAATCGCGCGCTCGGCTGTGACTTCTTCGAGGGCGTGGTGATGAAGCGCGCGGATTCGATTTACCCGGTGCAGATGCGCTCAGCGACCGAGGAGTTTCGCGGCTGGGTGAAGCATCGGTTTCTCACCTGAGCGCATCAGCGGTTCCAACTGCGACAGTATTTGAGTGCGTAGTCTTGAATGAAGCGCCGATATTTGTCCGGGTCGCTGTCGCGGAGGGCGAGCACGGCCGCCAGCATCTCGGAGGCGCTGAGCATCAGATCCTTCATCTCGTCGTCGGTGATGCGACTGAGCGACGGGTCTGCGGTCAGCGGCGATGCTTTGCCCGCGTGGAGGTTTTCGATGGGGCCGTTGCGAAAGGCGAAAGCGGTAAGCGCGTTGGCCTCGTCCCTGATGGTAAAGCCGCCCGGAAACGCGCGCGCGAGCGTCTCGTCCGGGATGGCCGGAACATCGGGGATGCTTGGTTTCTTTCGTTGCGGCATCGGAGTCTGTTCGTTGCGGCTTCTTCTAGCCGTGCGTGCGCAGAATCGAAACCAAAAGCATCATCCGGCACCCAACATGAGCGGCTCTATCGGCCGTTACGTGTGCTCTCCGCGCGAACCTCACGTTCATCATCAGCGGCCAGTCGCCGATGAATCTGCTCCAGAATCGCGGAGTTCTGGGCGATGATTTCGCTGCTCTTGGTCAAAGCTGCGACCATCTCGGCATTGGCCGTTTTGAGATGCTGCTCAAACTCCGTCCGGGTAGCGACGATCTCTCGCTGAAGTTCCGCGACCTGGCGCATGAAATACCGCGCAAGGAATCGAATCGTGATCAAGCCGATGACCAGCAAAGCGACGAACATCCAGCGGTCGTCCTGATGAGCGGCGTGGTCGATGGTCTTGAGCGTTTCGTCAATCGGCATGACCGTTGCGACGTGTCAAAGCACCCACGCGCGTCGTGCCGAGCTCGCCCGCGATAGTGGTGTGTGCGCGAGCGAGCGTGAGTGTCCGAGAGCGTGTTCGAGAACGAGCAAAGATACTGTTTTGATTTCAACGAGTTTTTAGGAGGCGGCGGGAGTGGTGGAATGGAGTGAAGGATCGTAGGGTTGTTGGTTCTTGAGGACGCCGAAGACGACGTGGAGGAGTTTGCGCATGAAGG